CACGTTGGTATGATGAGAAGAGTCCAAAATTCGCCCGTGTGCTATCCTCGATGGGTGGTGCTCGACCTTTTGGTAATGGTCTTAATCGCTCCATTGGCAGAAAAATGAGATTATATTTGAATACAATGATCTTTAACGAAATTAAAAAACAAGAACTTGACAATAGGATCTCCCCCGCAAAAGTGGAGTTGACCGCTCTTGGTAAAGCAAGAGAGTGTGTTATAAAAGAAACTATTGCTGAATTCGATAGTAGTAGCGACGATGGAATGATCCTCCCACAAGGTGTGGATCCCGAGCCAGGCTACGGAGCCGTCTCTGGGGAAAACCATGTTGAAACTACGCACACCCAGTCCGCAACCGGTCTCACTTTCGAAAACGATGGTGAGTTTTCCATAGCGAAGGGTTCGTTGACCTCGTTGAGTGAAAATCTGCTCGAATCAGGTGAGAGTGGTGTGAGCCAGAGGGATCTGGCGCAGTACTTGGGTAAACCATATTTATTGGGTCAGTTTATTTGGGACGCAACGTTCGGCCCGAATGAAGCCTTGTTGACGTACGACTTACCTAAAGATTTGGTTACTCAACCCTTTTTCCAAGAGAAGCTTAAGGGTTTCCAAAATTTGTCTGCTACTATTGAAGTGCGAATGGCAGTCAACACAAATCCCTTCCAACAAGGAAGGTTGATGATGGTTTTCAATCCCTTGGCTCAGTATCCAAACATGTTCCCTGGAATGAGAGGAAGGTCTCTTATGGCCAGAACTCAACTTCCCAAGGTTGAACTTGATGTGTGTAAGGATACGGAATGTGTTATGGAGATTCCGTATATTTCGCCAGTTACGCATTATAATATGGCTACTGGTGATGACCCAATGGGACGTCTTTATATTGTTGTTTACTCATCTCTTTTTAGTGGAGCAAATGCTCCTCAGACAGCTGAGATCACCATTTGGGCGAGGTTTAAAGACGTTAAGCTAGAAGTACCGTCAGCGGTTGTGCCGCAGGGTCGCGATAATACTACTGAGGATGAAGCAGCTAAGATGGCTCAAGGAACTATTAGCCGAGTGCTTAGGACTGGATCACACATAGCTGCGTCCTTGGCTAAAATACCTACACTATCCTCAATTGCTGCACCTACTAGCTGGGCGCTTGGTGTGGCGTCAGGTGTTGCTTCCGCATTTGGGTACTCCAAACCGCTAGACGAAACTGGTATGTCAAGGATAGTTAGTCAGCAGGTGGCCCATATGGCCAATGCTGATGGTACAGATACTTCAAAGAGTTTGGCTATGTTTGCTTCCAATAAAGTGCAGATCATACCCGGGTTTGCTGGGAATGACGTTGACGAACTTAACATTCGTCATTTTGCACAGAGATATGCTTTCGTTCGCGCGTTCGAATGGGAACAAATTGAAGCAAGCGGGACTATTCTAGCGACAATAAATATGACCCCATATGCCCAGCGTGCTGCCGGGGTATACACTCAAGTGACTCCGCCGGGTATCGGTGTGTACGAGTATCTAGATTTTACACCAGTTGGATATCTCGGGAATCTCTTTAAATTTTACAGAGGTGCGATGAAGATTAAGATTAAGATCGTGAAAACCTGTTATCACTCTGGACGACTAAAATTGGTCTATACCTGGAGTGGGCCAGTACAGACAGGCGTTGATACTAATTATACCCTTCGAGAAATTCTGGATGTTCGTGAGCGTAACGAATGGGAATTTATTTTACCATATATGTCGAACACGCCGTATAGTCTCTGCACACAAGATGATGCAGTAGCACCTAAATTGACCATAGCTGTGCTGAACCCATTGAGAGCACCTGAGACGTGTTATAGTTCTGCACAAGTGATAATTGAAACGGCAGGAGGCCCCGATATTGAATTTGCGGTACCTCACGAACCTGTTGGTAAACTTTTCATAGCAAACGATTGGTTGACTGCACAAGGTATGGATGATGCTGAACATGCATCTAACATAAATATGAGAGGTTTTGGTGAGACCGTTGTTTATCAACCCCGTGTTGACTACAGCGCTGCATGTATAGGTGAGCAAGTCACATCATTACTTCAGTTGTGTAAGCGTTTTTCACGGTGCACTCCGTCAAGTTCCATTGGGAGTGGTACTTCTGATATTCTTCCCTTTGCGATAGGATTCCTGAATAGTAATGATCCTTCAATGATCAACACCACCTATCCCTGTGGTGATTATTATAGTCTCATTGCTTCGTGCTTTGCCATGTCACGTGGTTCGATGAGAATCAAATGTTACACTAGTGATATCTCTGCTGGTGCGTGGGTGATAAATGCCTACGCATCAGACGATCCAACCCCCGTTTTGACTACTTTTGTTGACAATAGATTTGATTCCCGATCTTATGAGAGTACGAGTAATGGAGGAATTGCTGAGGTCAGCGTACCCCAATATACGCGGACTATTTCGCGTATTAATAATTTCACACGTAGTGCATTTGTACCACCTGTGAGTAAATATGTTTCTCCTATGCGTCTTTGGATCAGACGTAGTGGTTCTAATGGACGAACTTTGCTGAGAGCAGTAGCTGATGACGCGAGCATTGGCTGCTTCCTTGGCTGTCCTGCTATGTTGGTTGCTTACCTCTCATAGTAGGGCGAATATTTTGCAATAGACCTAGACAAGTCATTAAACTGTCCATTTTGACTCTATTTTAACGTAACAGTATTGGAAATTTCCTGTTTGTTCCTTGCTGGCCTTTGTTCTAAGCGTTAGTAGATAGTTCGTGAGATCAGGCTTTGAAGTCTTGCGGGCGCGATTGGGTGTCAAACCCCTTTCGATTGTTTTTCG